TATAAGAATTGTAGATTTATCTTTACTTGTAATTATAAGAATAAGATATTACCAGCATTACATAGTCGTTGTACTGTTATTGATTTTGCGATTAACAATGGTCAAAAAGTTAAGACAGCGACAGCATTTATGATTAGATTATGTAATATATTAGAAGAAGAAAAAATAGAGTATGATAAAAAAGTACTTGCAGAATTAATACAAAAACATTTTCCAGATTTTAGAAGAACTATTAACGAACTTCAACGATATTCAGTAAGAGGTAAAATTGATAGTGGTATATTATTCAGTATAACTGAAGCAGATACAAAAGAACTTATCTAAGTTTTAAAAGAAAAAAGATTTAATGATATGAGAAAATGGGTTATTCAAAACCTAGATAAAGAACCATCATCATTGTTTTCAACTGTATATGAGATATTATACAAACATTTACAACCACAATCTATCCCACAAGCAGTTTTAGTTATTGCAGGTTATCAATATAAATCCGCTTTTGTAGCAGACCAAGAGATTAATATGGTCGCTTGTTTAACAGAAGTAATGGCAAATTGTAAATTTAAATAAATGAAAAGTTTAGTTGAAGAATGGGATAAATTTTTTAAACAACACCCTTATGGTGGACCTTGGGATTTTAATAAACATACGAAAAAATTACAAGATGACCACGTTGTTGATTTTATAAAGTATTATAATTTTGAAAAAAATTTAAAGGTTTTGGATTGTGGATGTGCAGATGGCAGAAATTCTGAATATCTTATAAATGAGGGGTATGAGGTAACAGGTGTAGATTTTTCACAAACAGTTATAGAAAGAACTCAAAAGCGTTTACCAAAAGGAAAATTTCTTACTGGAGATATAAGAAAATTAGATAAGATTGAATCAAATAGTTTTGATTTTCTTATTGACGCTGGTGCTTTACACGTAAATTATCCACAAGATACTATATCAATTATAAAAGAGTATCATAGAATATTAAAACCTTCAGGTAAAATGTTTATTAGAGTTTTCAATAAGGATGACGATACACCTAATCCTATTTTTGCTGTAAATAAAGATTTAACTATGCCTGTATTTGGATATAGTGAGTCTGTATTTACCAATCGCATTAAAGATTATTTTAATGTTAAACATAAAATATATGATTCTCTTTACGGTGCTCACGGTGAAGGATGTAATTATTATTATTTGGAAAGTAAATGAATTTAAAAAGTATGATACATCTAATTCAAGAAGTACAAAGAAAATATTTACCAGCTATTAAAAAGGGTTGGGACAATAATATTTTACCAGAAACTTCTAACTTATATTATAAAAGAGGTTGGGATAAGAATCCAAAGTTTCCTAAAGGTCAACAAGAAATACCATTGTCTAAATTATGGATGGATAAATCTAAACAATCAGCATTATCTATAGATAATATAGACAGGATTATAAAAAATTTTGATCCTACTAAATTTAAACCAATAACTTGTACTAAAGATAAAGATAAGTATTTCGTAGTTGATGGAAGACATAGAGTTGTAGTTTTAGGATTGATTGGTAGAACTAATATAGAGGTAGATATAAATGATGGATAGAAAAGCAGTACTTGGTCAAATAGGTGAAAAGATAGTAAGTAATTATTATTCTAGGGCAGGTAATATAGTAGAACACTCTATTGATCCTTTTGATAGACATAAAGATTTATTAGTAGACGGCGAAAAGGTTGAAGTTAAAACTCAAACTCGTTATGTAACAAAAGATTGTTTTACTCTTAAATTAAATCAAATTAAAAAATGTATGAACGGATATCATATTGTAGAGTGCCCAACAACAGCAAGTAATGAATCCGCATTATATAAAGTAGATAAAGGATTTAGATATAACACAGGACATATGAATAATGGAGATGTTAGATATGAAATACCTAGAAAACAACCAGCAGTTAAAAAATTAACAGACATTGAAGGCAAAGAAAAAATGTTATTGAAACAATACAGCACAAATTATGTACGAACTAAAAGATTACCTTAAAGCAATTAATGAATCAAAAGAGAACTTATTAGACACACCCGACCCAACCTGGGAAAAGAAGTACCCACCATTTGTAATTAACCGTTGTCTATCTATGTTCTATGATACCATAATGCATAGCAATGAAATGAACGGATTGCATTTCCTACCAAAGCGTATGCAATTTCATTATTTCATAAATAGTATACGAAAGAAAAGGCGATTTGGAGGTAAGTGGTTATCAAAAACCAAGTTGAAGAACCTAGACATTGTAAAACGTTATTATGGTTATAGCAATACAAAGGCGAAGGAAGCTCTCAACATACTTACAGACGACCAAATTGAAATTATTAAAACTAAACTTATACAAGGTGGGAGAAAGTTTAAATGAGCGAAGATATTATTAGTTGGTCGGCTAGCGATATGCTAGAGGTGACCATAAAGCAACCTGATGACTTTCTAAAAGTCAGGGAAACATTAACAAGAATTGGTGTAGCAAGTAGAAAAGATAAGACACTTTATCAATCGTGTCATATACTACACAAACAAGGTAAATATTACATAGTCCATTTCAAGGAACTATTTGCATTAGACGGTAAAAAATCTACATTAACATCAAACGATATTCAAAGAAGGAATACCATATCTTTATTATTACAAGATTGGAACTTAATTGATGTCGTTAAAAAAGAAGCAACGGAAGATAAAGCACCGTTAAGTCAGATAAAAGTATTACCATTTAAAGAGAAAAAAGAATGGACATTATCTGCTAAATATAACATAGGGAAGAAAGTGGACGACAAGAAGGAAAAGAAACCTGAAACAGCTACAACTAGTCCAATGAGCGATGAATAAATGCAGATACCAAATTTTAAAGATTACATAACAGAAGCAAAAACTTCTGGATCATATAGATTAATCATTATATCAGATGAACCTGAAAATGATTTAAACTTTCATACAGCAAAAAACTTAATGAAACAAGCAGATAAGCTTGGTCATAAGGCATATATCTATAGAAACACAGGTGGTTATGTAACTGTTGAAGATGATGGAGAATTGTATTTCCATAATCAAGATGATAAAAAAGGATTTAGAGTATCAGCAAAAGATACAGTTGCTATTATAAGAGGTTCAGTAGTACGTAGAGATAGTTGGATGGACTTGGTATCAAGATTAGAAAAACACCAAGTGTTTGTAGTTAACAGTAGAGAATGTGTTAGTATGTGTGCCGACAAATATAGAACTTCATTAAGATTAGCAGACTATGGTATTAGACAACCTAAATCAGTATTAGTAACTGATCCAGAAAATTCAATAGAATCTTTTGAAAGTTTAGAAGAAAAGTTTCCTGTTATCTTAAAGACATTAAGAGGATCAAAAGGAGTTGGTGTCTTGTTTATTGAATCAGAAAAATCTTTAGATTCAATTGTACAATTACTTAATAAACAAGATGAGGATTCTGATATACTATTACAGCAATATATAAAAACTAAATGGGATGCTAGAGTTTTAGTATTACAAGGTAAAGTATTTGCTGCTATGAAAAGAAAAGTTGTACCAGGAGATTTTAGGAGTAATGTATCAAGAGGTGCAGAAGTAGAAGAATTAAAATTAACAAAAATAGAAACAGAAGAAAGTTTAAAAGCTGCTAAGGCAGTAGATGGTCAATGGGTTGCAGTAGACTTTATACCGTCAGCAGATAGAGTAAAAGAACCACCATTTGTTATTGAAGTTAACTCTTCACCAGGTACAGAAGGTATAGAAGAAGCAACAAAAAGAAATTTAAGTAAAGAAATAGTACAATATTTTGAAGATAGAGATAACTGGAAAAAGGTTCCTAGTATGTGTGGTTATAAAGAAGTTGTACATATACATCCATTTGGACGTATAGTAGGTAAGTTTGATACAGGTAATTCAGGTACGTCTGTTATACACGCTGATAGTATAAAAAAATCAGGTGGTAAAGTTACTTGGTCGTTAGAAGGTAAGACACTTACAAACGATATCATACGTAAACAAACAATCAATGTTGGTGGATTAAGAGATTATAAAGAAGAAAGAATAGTAATAAAACTTGACGTAGAATTTGCAGGCGGATATTATAAAGAAGTAGAATTTACATTAGACGATAGGGATGAAAAATCAAAAATATTATTTGATAGAGAAACAATGAATAGGTTTAATGTAATGGTAAATCCAAATAGAAAATATATAATAACAACAAAGTATAGTTTAGATGACAGACAACCAATTACGAAGTAAAGAAGAGATAGCAAAAGATATTAAATTTATCTTGGAAGATAAAGTAGCACCTGCTGTTGCTCAACACGGTGGGTTTATAAATTATCTGGACTTTGATATGGATTTAGGTGTAGCAAAATTAGAACTAGCAGGTAGTTGTTCTGGTTGTGCAATGTCTAAACAAACATTACATCAAGGTGTAGAAGATATGTTAAAGCATTATGTTCCAGAAGTCAAAGCAATTGTCGGAGAAGACGACCAAAAAGCAGAAGAGTTAGGTTATTCACCATTTATACCTAGGACTAGCATTGACAATTAAACAAAATTGATGTATATTATAATCAAGGAGAAATATAATGGCAAGTGATATCTTAATATGTAGATTGATGACAGGAGAAGATGTTATCGGTCACATTACTGAAGGTTCAGAAAAAGTTACAATCAAAAAAGGATACGTTATCATACCAACACAATCAGCTCCAGGTAAACCTGTGCAGTTAATGATGACACCTTACGCTCCATATTCAGAAGGAGAAACGATTGACATTAACAAAAATTTGGTAATATCAATATCAAAAGCAAAAAAACAAATACAAACAAGTTATACAAATACCACTTCATCTATTGTAACACCTAATAAACAGTTAATAACTGAAACAGGTTTGCCTACATTAGATAAAAAGTGATAGACGTTTATTTTGTAAGAAACGGATCCAAAATTCGTGTTCAATCCAGAGAAGGATTAACAGCAATGGAGGCGGCGAAATTTGAATCACACGTTCCAATACCAGAAATTCCTGCTGATTGCGGAGGTAATTGTATGTGTTGTACGTGCCACGTATATGTTGATGATAAGTGGAAAGATAAAGTGCCACCGCCTACTGATATTTCCATAGAAGAAGAACAATTAGAATATGAAAAAGGATATAAACCAGGAGTTAGTAGATTAAGTTGTCAAATAAAACTTACTAAAGAACTTGACGGTTTAATACTCCATTTGAGACCAGATGAACTTTTATAAAAATGTAATAGAATATAAAGGCAAACTACTTGTTAGAGGTGTAAGAGATAACAAAGAGTTTAAAGAAAAGATTAATTTTTCACCTACATTATATTCAGTATCACAAACTAAAGAAGAATTTAAATCATTACAAGGACATAATTTAAGACCAATTACTTTTTCATCTATTGATTCAGCTCGTAGATTTAAACGTGATGTTGCTACTCAAAATGCACCTGTCTATGGACTTGATAGATTTCATTATCAATACATCAATGAAGAGTATCCAAAACAAGTTAAGTGGTCAAAAGACTTAATTAAAATATTTACATTAGATATAGAATGTACCTGTGAAAATGGATTTCCAGAAGTAAATAATCCAATTGAAGAACTATTATGTATTACAGTTAAGAATCAAACAAACAAACAAATTATAACGTGGGGTGTTGGTGAGTTTAAAACTTTACGTACAGATGTAACTTATATTAAATGTACAGATGAAAGACATTTAATAATGGAGTTTATGAAATTTTGGTTAAAGAATTATCCAGATGTTATTACAGGTTGGAATACTAAATTCTTTGACTTACCTTATTTAATGAATAGAATTGAAATGATTGCAGGTGCCAAAGTTGCAAATAGAATGTCGCCTTGGAACTTAATACATAAAGAAGAAATAATTGTAAGAGGCAGACCTAATACATATTATTCATTGTATGGTATTGCAATGTTAGATTATCTTGATTTATACAAATGGTTTATACCAGTAAGACAAGAGAGTTATAGATTATCTCATATAGGTGAAACTGAATTAGGTGAAACTAAAATAGAAAATCCATATGATACTTTTAAAGATTTCTATACAAAAGATTATCAAAAATTTGTAGAGTATAATATTCAAGACGTAGAAATAGTTGATGGTTTAGAAGATAAGTTAGGTCTAATTGATTTATCTTTAACCTTTGCATATGAAACTAAAGTAAACTATAACGATATATTCTCACAGGTAAGAGTTTGGGATACATTAATCGCAAACCACCTGATGACAAAAAAGATTTGTGTACCTCCTAGAGAAGACCACATAAAGGACACCAAGTACGAAGGTGCGTATGTGAAAGAACCTAGACTTGGTATGCAAAAATGGGTGGTGTCTTTTGATATCAACTCACTTTATCCACATATTATTGTACAATATAATATTTCTCCCGAAAAAATATTAGGTGTTAAACCATCTGGTGTTTCTGTGAATAAAATGCTTGATAAGAAGACACCCCTAGATTATTTAAAAACAGAAGGTGCTTGTATAACACCTAACGGTGCAATGTTTAAAAATGATAGTCAAGGTTTTTTACCTGAAATGATTGAAAAGATTTATAAAGACCGTGTGATATATAAGAAACGTGAATTAAAAGCAAAGAAAGAATATCAAAAGAATCCAACAATAGAATTAAAAAAAGAAATTGCTAGGTGCCACAATGTACAATGGGCAAGAAAGATTGCGTTGAATAGTTGTTATGGTGCAATAGGTAATCAATACTTTAGATACTATGATATAGCACAAGCAAGTGCTGTAACTACAGCAGGTCAGTTTATAATTAGATTTGTAGAACAAAAAGTAAATGAATATTTAAATCAAGTATTACAGACACACGGTGAAGTAGATTATGTACTAGCGTCTGATACAGATTCAATATATGTTTCATTAGATAAACTTGTAGAGAAGACTTGTAAGGGTAAAACAGACCAACAAATATGTGATTTCATAGGTAAGGTATGTGATAATAAATTAGAACCTTTTATTGCAAAACAATTTGAAGATGTTGCAGACTATACTAACGCATATAAAAACGCAATGGTTATGGCACGTGAAGTTATTGCCAACAAAGGTATATGGGTTGCGAAAAAAAGATATATGTTAAATGTATTAGACGAGGAAGATGTGAGATTATCTGAACCTAAACTAAAGATTATGGGTATAGAAGCGATTAAATCTTCAACTCCGCAAGTCTGCCGAGGTAAGATTAAAGAAGCAATTAAAATTATAATGAGTAAATCTGAAAGTGATTTACATACTTTCATTGCAGATTTTAAAAAAGAATTTATGGGTATGTCTGCTGAGAAAATATCTTTTCCAAGGTCTTGTAATAATATGAGAAAATATGGTAGTAGTAAAGATGTGTTTATCAAAGGTACACCTATACACGTTAAGGGTGCATTGATTTATAATCATCAAATAAAACAATTTAAATTACAGAATAAGTATCCTTATATTCAAGAAGGAGATAAGATTAAGTTTATTAAATTATTAGAAGCAAATCCATTTAAGTTTGATGTGATTAGTTATATAACTAAACTACCAAAAGAATTTAATCTACAAGAGTATATTGATTATGAAGTACAGTTTGAGAAAACTTTCCTAGACCCTATGAGATTTATATTGAACTCAATAGGTTGGGAACACGAAAAGAAAGCAAGTTTGGAGGCATTTTTTGGATGATAGACCAGTTATTATTTCTAGCTATTATAGTATTTGCTGTAAGAGTAGGAGAGATATTTGCTATGACTAAAATATCATTTTTGAAGTTTTGTTTAATGTTATTATTAATTAAATTTGTGATGGTAAGTTATGTTAGTTAATGAAGAAAGTTTAAAACATTTAAAAACAGTTAAAGACAATACGTTTGATTCGTGTGTAACTGATCCACCATATCATTTGGCGTCTATACTTAAACGATTTGGTCCAGGTCAGAAAGGCATTAATAATAAAGATGAGAAAGAAGGACGCAATGGACCTTATCATAGAGCAGCCAAAGGATTTATGGGACAGACTTGGGATGGTGGTGATATAGCATTTAATAAAGATTTTTGGAAAGAAGTATATAGAGTTATGAAACCAGGTGCAGTACTATTATCTTTTGCCGCCACTAGAAACTATCATAGAATGGCAGTTGCAGTAGAAGACGCTGGGTTTGAAATATTTGATATGATTAATTGGATATATGGTAGTGGATTTCCTAAAAGAAAAAATTATTTAAAACCTGGTCACGAACCTATTGTAATGGCACGTAAAGGAGTTAATAAAAGTTTAAACATAGATGAGAGTAGAGTACCTGGATACGAGTGGGACACAACTAAAAACAGAAGAGAACCTAAAAAACATAAAGAGGCAATTTATAAATTAGGTTTAAAGAAAACAGGTACAGGAGAAAAAATAGATGGTAGATATCCTGCTAATGTTATACACGATGGAATAGGAGAAGAGTGGGCAAAGTATTTTTATTGTCATAAGGCAAGTAAAAAAGAAAAAGGAGATACTGAACACCCTACAGTTAAACCATTAGAGTTAATGAGATATCTTGTTAAGTTAGTTACACCTAAAGATGGTACAGTATTGGATCCATTTGCAGGTACAGGTACTACTGGAGAAGCGGCGTTATTAGAAGGTCGTAAGTATTACTTGATAGAAAGAGAAAAGAATTATTTTAAAGACATAGAGAAGAGATTAAAGAAAGTGAATCCGTTTTTTGTATGACATTATTACTTGCATTAACTTTATCAGCTTTATGTATTATAATACCAATGTTATTATTAATATTATGGAACAATGAAAAACCTAGACCTTAAACAATTCGCAGACGAAAATAGATTACCTATAATGGATTCTATCCAATTTAAAAGATGGACAGATGAAATAGGTAAAGAAAAATTTAGAGAACTATTATCAGAATATATTGCTGAAAATAGACCAGAATTTCCTTTAAGAAAAATATCTTATGATGATATGCGTAATAATATAATTGCATTATCAAAGTATGATACTTCTGCTATATGTACACCTAAAGAACAAATAACTAAAGATGTATTTGAAAAGTATGAAGATTACAAATATAATTTTAAAGAATATGGTTTAGGTATCATAGATGGTCCTAATACATTTAATACTTCTTCTAATTATTTTATGCAAGAGTTGAGATTAAATTGTTCTAGTTATGGATTTAGAGCGCCGATAGAAGTTTGGCAAAATGGTAATGCAAGAGATATATGGAAGTGTTTAGGTCCTATATGGAGAGGTATTAATACAAAAAGAGTTTTAGATGAAGATGTATATATGAGTGCATTTAGATTAGGTACATATATTGCAACACAATTTAAACCAGTTGTTGCAAAAACAATATATGATATGACCAATGCAGAAACAGTATTAGATACCAGTTGTGGTTGGGGAGATAGACTTGCTGGTTTCTTTGCTAGTAAGGCAACACATTATTATGGTTGTGATCCTAATCCAAATACATATAAAATATATCAGAAACAGATAGAAGAATATAGTAAATTCTTTAAAAACAAAACTGTTAAGATATGGAATTGTGGTGCAGAAGATTTACCTTATAACGAACTACCAGAAATAGATTGTGCATTTACAAGTCCACCTTACTTTAGTACTGAACAATATAATAAAGGTGGTGAGAAAGAAGAGAATCAATCTTGGTTTAAGTTTAATGAGTATGAACAATGGAGAGATAATTTTTATCTTCCAGTTGCAGAAAAGACTTTAAGTAAATCAAAATTTATGCTAGTTAATATTATGGATCCAAAGATTAAGGGTACTAGATATAGGTCAAGTGATGAATTAGTTGATAGATTTAAAGATAAGTTTTTAGGTCAGGTTGGTATGAGGATTATGCAAAGACCACAAGGTACTAAAAAATTTAAAACAAAAGAAGAGTTGAATGCCTTTATGGCAATGACATATATTGAAAATGTATGGTGTTTTGGAGAGAAAACAGACTTATTCAAACACGCAAGACTAGGGACACTAGAGGCGTTTATATAAATATGTATGAGAATAACGGTATATAAAAGATATAATGATTACATTAGTCAAAATTTTCTGCCAACGGAACTTGACTCGGTTAGAGAATTATGTTATATTAACAACATCAAATGGTACACAATAAGTTATACGGAAGAGGAGTGGAACGAATATGAAAGACTTTCTAAAAGAAATAATTAAAGAAACAGGAAATGAATTTGCTAGTTTAGCAAGTGATGGAATCACAGCAGGAGATGTAACTTCATTTATAGATACAGGTTCTTATTCTTTTAATGCTCTTCTTTCAGGTTCAATTTATGGTGGGTTGCCAGGCAATAGAATTACAGCAATTGCAGGTGAGGCCGCAACTGGTAAAACATTTTTTGCATTAGGTATTTTAAAAAATTATTTAGAAAAAGACAAAGACGCAGGCGTTGTTTTATTTGAATCAGAAAATGCAGTATCAAAAGATATGATAGAGGCAAGAGGTGTTGATAGTTCCAGAGTTGTAGTAGTACCAGTATCAACAGTACAAGAATTTAGAAGTCAATCAATAAAAATATTAGACAAGTATTTACAACAACCAGATATTGAAAGAAAACCTTTGATGTTTGTATTAGATAGTTTAGGTATGTTATCTACTACAAAAGAAATGACAGATACAGCAGAAGGTAAAGAAACAAGAGATATGACTAGAAGTCAAATAGTCAAATCTACATTTAGAGTTTTAACATTGAAACTAGGACAAGCAAATGTTCCTATGTTAATGACCAATCATACGTATGATGTCATTGGTTCAATGTTCCCACAAAAAGAAATGGGTGGCGGTTCAGGATTGAAATACGCTGCCTCAACAATCATCTATCTAGGTAAACGAAAAGAAAAAATCGGTACAGAAGTAGTTGGAAATATTATTCATTGCAAAACATATAAGTCAAGAATCACAAAAGAAAATTCTCAAATTGATGTTAAGTTAACATATAAAAGAGGACTAGATAAGTATTATGGTCTTCTTCAACTTGGTGAAGAGGCAGGTATCTTTAAGAAAGTATCAACAAGATATGAAATGCCTGATGGTTCTAAAGTATTTGGTAAAGCAATCAATGATGATCCAGAAAAGTATTTTACAAAAGAAGTATTAGAAAAAATAGATGAACACGCAAGACAAAAATTTACATACGGATCAGAAGAAGAGTAAAAGATTTACCTACGCTCAAAGAGAAGGTGATGATTTTTCTTGTATAAAACTTACAGAAGGAAAGTATAAAGGTGTAATATATCATTATGGTAAATGTGGATTTGCTAAAGATGAAAATGCTGATGGTACTTTACCTATGAAGTTTGATTTTATTATTAAAGTAAATCCTACAGATGAAATACTGGACGTTGACAATAATGAATTTGTAGATTATATTGGTGATATATTAATAGAAATTTTAGAAACACAATTACAAGATGGTACAGCAGTCATTTCATAATTCAGATAGATTAGAAACAACTATATTAAATAATCTTTTTTTTCAAGAAGATTATACTAGAAAAGTATTACCTTTTTTAAAAGAAGAATATTTTGGTTTAAGAACTGAAAAGATTTTATTTAAAGAAGTATATAAATTTGTAGAGAAATATAATAATCTTCCAACAAAAGAATCAATCTTAATAGAACTATCACAAAGAAAAGATATTAACGAAGAAGAACATAATACATTAAAAGATTATGTTAATTCTATAACTAAATTAGATTCTGATCCACAATGGTTGTTAGATACAACTGAAAGATTTTGTAAAGATAAAGCAGTACATAATGCTGTATTAGATGGTATTAAAATATTAGATAAGAAAGATAGTAAGAGAACACCAGAAGCAATACCTAGTATATTAGCAGACGCATTAGCAGTATCTTTTGACCAACATATTGGACACGATTATATAGATGACGCTGATGATAGATTTAAATGGTATCATACTAAAGAAACAAAATACCAATTTGATTTAGATTATATGAATAGAATAACCAAAGGTGGTGTTCCAAGTAAGACTTTGAATATTGCATTGGCAGGTACAGGTGTAGGTAAGTCTTTGTTTATGTGTCATTGTGCAAGTGCTTATTTGGCACAAGGTTTAAATGTATTGTATATTACTTTAGAAATGGCAGAAGAAAGAATTGCTGAAAGAATTGACGCAAACTTATTAGATGTAACTATGGACGATTTACATACAATGCCAAAAGATTTATATGATAATAAAATGGAAAAGATTAGACAGAAGACTGGTGGTAAATTAATTATTAAAGAATATCCAACGGCGTCTGCTCACGCAGGACATTTTAGAGCATTGTTTAATGAACTTGCATTAAAGAAAAGTTTTAAACCAGATGTAGTGTTCATAGATTATTTAAATATATGTGCGTCAAGTAGATTTAAAGGTGGTAATATAGGTTCTTATTTCTATATCAAAGCAATTGCAGAAGAATTAAGAGGACTTGCAGTAGAATTTAATGTACCATTGTTTTCTGCTACACAAACAACAAGAACTGGTTTTATGAGTACAGATATAGGACTAGAAGATACAGCAGAAAGTTTTGGATTGCCAGCAACAGCAGACTTTATGTTTGCAATAATATCCAATGATGATTTAGAAGCATTAGGACAGTTAAAGATTAAACAATTGAAGAATAGATATAATGACCCAGGTATTAATAGGTCATTTATTATAGGAGTTGATAGAGCAAAAATGAGATTGTATGACGTAGGTCAACAAGCACAAAACATAGTTGATTCAAATCAAAAAGAAGAGGAACCGAAAGAAAAGGATATCGCCTACGATAAGTTTTCGGATTTTAAAGTATGATAAAAAAGATACCAATTTTTACAATAGATGTACACACGCAAGAAGATTTTTTAAATCAAGAAGAAATAGATAAACTAATTACTGGTATAAACAAAGAAGATTTATTAGATTATAGTTTCTTTAAAGGGGATGCTAAATCATCTTACGTTGCTATGCAAGAACAAAAACCTAACATTTTAGATTTTCATACAGATATAGCAGATAAAATTATTAATAATGTTTATGTAACTAATCAAAGAATGGCAGACTCTTGGTGTAATATACAAGGTAAAGGTAGTACATTAGACTTTCATAATCATCCTAATTCAGTTGTTTCTGGTGTTATATTTTTAAAGGCAGATGAAAAGAGTAGCAAGTTAGTCTTTCAGAATCCACTTACTCCTATATCTCCAACAGCAGTTTCTCCACACCGAGAAACTTATGAACTAACACCTAAAACAGGATTATTGGCAATGTGGCCGAGTTATTTAATGCACGGTTCAGGACCTAGCATTAATCAAAGTGATGAAAGGATAGTATTAAGTTTTAATACGTACTGGAAATAATATGGGCAGACCTAGATTTTATAAGAGTAATAAAATGGTTCCTACTAAAGAATATAAAGCTAATTGGGAAGATATTTTTGGGGATAAAAAGAAAAAGAAAAATGGCAAAACAAAAAGTAAGGTTCAGCAGAAACGACAAGAGACCAGCAAAGTATAAGTATAAACTTTCTTACGAAACGAAGATGGTTAAGAAAGGTAGAAAAATACTTTGGCAGGTAGTAGAGAAACCTACAGGTTCTATTATATCAGAAACGTTTTTTGAAGAAGACGCAGATAAATTAGCACAATTCCAAAACAAACATAAAGTCTGGCAAGAAAACGGTGGTGTTGTCAAGCACTTATGTGTATCGCCCAAATAGCTCAATTGGTAGAGCAACTGATTTGTAATCAGTAGGTTGGAGGTTCAATTCCTTCTTTGGGCACCATATAAATAGTCATAACGAGAGAGATATGGCATTTAATATAACAGACCTTAAACAATTAGTAGCACAAATACCTAAAGAGTATCAAAATTCTTTTGCTTCACTTCTTAAAAGCAAAAAGTTTCCTAAAGATACTTTTTTTGGTGGAGC